ACGATAGTTCTCGTTTGCTTCGCATTGTTGCTAGCCGTAACTGTGGTCCAGCAGAAGTTGAACTACTTTGGGATTGGGAAGAAGGGAAGTTCCAGGAATATGGTGCATAATTTTGAATATGGCGATTACCCATTTGACGGTACTCAGCTATGTAATGACTCAAACTCAGAGGTCTTTTTTCCCGAAGAGTACACAGACCCAGCAGTCGTTAACGCAGCAAAACAGATCTGTTCAGCTTGTCCGCTCATTAATCAATGTTTGGCATATGCAATTCAAACACCTTGGTTAGAGGGTATCTGGGGCGGTACAACCCCTCGTCAACGCAGCCGTATGCGTAGTCGTAGGGTAAGGGTGTAAAAGACTCCCGTATGGATATTAGAGGAGTACCCACGCATGTCTGTCCTTGCGGATCTGAACTATGGAGTGTTAAAGTTATCTTTAAGGATTATGAAGTAGCGATGTACTTTCTTGAAATGGAATGTGCGCTTTGCGGAACCCTAGCTACAGCGCCTACACTTGCAGATAGACCGGAGGACTATCATGTTGAAGAAGAAGACTACTGAAGCAACTTTAGAGCATTCGGATATAAAGCTTGTACGAGTTCATCTAAAGGGTCAATGTCAAGGTGATTACTGCACTATTCACAATAGATCAGATCATCATATGCGTAGTTGGCCACAAATTTGGAACCCTAATGTCTTTGCCATGTTTAGAGTTTGCCAGCACGGCAGAGCACATACAGACCCTGATGAAATCAATAAAGATGTTGTAGTAAAGTTTGAACACGACATGGATTGTGACGGATGCTGTGTATAGAGACGGTGAAGTTTATAGAGCACTCTTAAAACTGGGTGTTGATGCTGACGAAGTTCGTGACGAATTAACTGGACATTGCCCATTGCATTTAGAGCGCACAGGCAGAGAAGACATAAACCCTTCTTGGTCTATAAATCAAGAAACAGGTGTCCACCATTGCTTCTCCTGTGGATACCGAGGAACTTTACTTAGTTTAGTTGCTGAAGTTAAAGATCTAAAGACTAGTTTTGGGCTTCTTGATTTTGAGGCCGCAAAAGATTGGCTTTCTTCAAATATTGAGGTTGATCTTCAGGTTCTTATTCAACAAATGGAAGCTTCAAAGAATACATATGTTCGATTACCAAAACCAGTGCCTATGAGCGAGGCACGTTTAGCCGTCTATACCGATCCTCCAGAGTGGGCTCTTTTAGCTAGAAATGTAACACCAGAATTATGTTCAAAGTACTCTATTCGTTGGGATGAAAGTAAAAATATTTGGATCATTCCAATGCGAGATGAGAACGGCAATCTTATGGGATGGCAAGAAAAAGGACAGGGTCATAAACACTTCTTTAATCGTCCACCCGGTATGCAAAAATCTAAAACCTTGTTTGGTTTAAGCGTCTGGGAAGGGTCAACAATGGTTGTTGTTGAATCGCCTCTAGATGCCGTAAAGGTTGGGGTCTGTCGAAATTCGACAGAGGGCGTGGCCATATGCGGTGCTCAGATTAGTATTACTCAGCTTGATATGATGCGTAGGGCAGATAAGCTGATTATTGCTTTTGACAATCCTGCGGTAGACTCAGCAGGTAAAAAAGCTTTAAATGATTTCATCGATATAGCAAAATCTCAGGGCATTGAGTTCTGGGCCTTTAATTACGGAGATAGCCTAGCTAAGGACATTGGCGATATGTCCACAGATGAGGTACGCTTCGGTATAGAACACGCAATCCATTGCGTTAAATTGAGGGGGATACTAAGTGACTGAGAAATCGGGTTCTGCCTGGTATATGAAGCGCTACCGAGATAAGGTAGAGCAACTAAAGAAAAAAGAAGAAGATTACTGGAATTCTATGCATGGACCAGTGATCATTACAAAGATTAGGTTAAAAAATGAGTAAGGTAGGGGAAAAAGGTTATTGCAGCGACTGCGGAAATTGGGCAACCGATTGTAAGCAGGTGATTGTTTTTAGCGTTCCTGAAAAAGTTTGCCGGGATTGTAGGGAGAAAAAATGATTATTGGATTAACCGGGTACGCACAGTCTGGGAAAGATACGGTTGCTGGTATTCTTGTTGAAAAGTATGGGTTTAGACGGTTAGCTTTTGCGGATGCTATCCGTGAACTAGCCTATGAAATGAACCCCATGATCGGATTTGTAGCAAATGAGCCTCGTTATCTACGCGACCGTGTAGATTCAGAGGGCTGGGATACTGCAAAATTAAACCCTGAAATTAGGCGCATACTTCAGGATTTAGGGGTAGGTGGAAGAAAGATTATTGACCGAGGAATTTGGATTAATCACGTTATGAAACAAATCGGCGGAGTAGATGATCGCGTTGTCATAGCTGACGTTCGATTTGCTAATGAAGCAAATTTAATTAAAGAGTCTGAAGGCTCACAGATTTGGCGTGTAAAGCGGGTTGGTTATGGCCCTGTAAATAACCATGTTTCTGAATCAGAGATGGATGGCTATAAAGTTGATCAGATCTTTATTAATAATGGGTCTATTGATGAACTTCAACATCTAATTCAAATTCGTATGAGCGGCATGATTGTCGCCAAACCTTTAAGTTATAACTGGTAACGCTATGTGGTCTTGGGCAAAGGCTGAGTAATGTCATTTACGGGGACTCTTTTACCGTATCAGGTTGAGGCTGTAGACGCTATGGCCGCTCGTAGGAAGATGCTTGTTGCCTATGACCTGGGATTGGGTAAAACAGTTTTGACTATTGCTGCTTTAGAGCGTTTACGAGATGATAAGAAAATTACAGAGCCAGGCATTATAATCTGCCTTTCTTCACTGAAGTATCAGTGGGCTTCGCAGATTGGGAAATTTACAGATGAGTCTAGAAACGTTTTGGTCATTGACGGTACGCCAAAACAACGAGCTGAACAATACGCCCAAGCAATCGATTGGGGTCATTCCCTCGTTGATTACGTCATTATCAACTATGAGCAGGTTGTTAACGACTGGGACTATGTACAACAACTCCCCCGAGGATTCATCGTCACAGACGAAGCAACCGCAATAAAAAGCTTTAGATCTAAGAGATCTAAATATGTAAAGAAACTAGATAGTCCCGTTAGATTTGCATTAACAGGTACCCCGATAGAGAACGGTAAACCAGAAGAACTGTATTCAATTATGCAGTTTGTTGATCCTAAAGTTCTTGGACGATTTGATCTTTTTGACAGTACTTTTATTATTAGGAATAAATTTGGTGGCGTAGAGCGTTATAGAAACCTACCTCTATTAAATAAAACCCTTTCTTCAGCCTGCGTAAGAAAAAAGCAATCTGATCCAGATGTAGCGCCGTACCTTCCAGAGACTATATCGTCTGAGCCAATTTATGTTCCATTTGATAGGGCTAGCTTAAAAGTGTATTCACATATTGTTAGGGATCTTCTTCTAAACTTAGAGGAAGCACTAGAAACTTTTGGCTCTTCTTTTGATCTTTTTTCGCACTATGGTCAGGTAAGCGATCAGGGTGGAATGATGGATGAGCTTAGGGGGTTAATAATGTCTAAGATGACTTGTTTACGCCTACTTTGCGATGATCCTCAATTACTTAGGTTAAGTGCAGAGAAATTTGAGAATGGTATGGTTACCGTTGATGGAAATACAATTAATATACCGGGATTTCACGGCGGTTCCGGATACGCTTCTGAATTAAAAACGTTAGGTTTACTAGACAGTTTAAAATCAAGCCCTAAATTACAAGTACTAAAAGAATACGTTGATGATTTTTTATCTCAATATGAAGGAAATAAAGTTGTAATTTTTTCTAGTTTTGTAGGTATGACTAAGATCATACAAGACGCACTGCCGTATGACTCTGTGACATACACCGGCCAACTTAATGCAAAGCAAAAAGAGATAGCAAAAGTTAAATTTCAGACGGATCCCGAATGTCGTTTATTTATATCGTCAGATGCTGGGGGATATGGTGTAGACTTGCCTCAAGCTAACCTACTGATTAACTATGATCTGCCCTGGAATGCCGGGTTAGCAGTTCAGCGTAACGGTCGGATTAAGCGAGCTTCCAGTTCTTGGGAGCGTATCGTAATACAAGACATACTGATGGAAAACTCATTGGAACAGCGTCAACGTGAGATGCTGCTGCAGAAGTCTGCTATAGCTGATGCCGTCCTAGACGGCGAGGGTATAAATGATAAAGGGGGCGTAAACCTCACTGTAGGAACTTTGAGGACATTTCTTCAAGCAAGGAGTTAACTTGATGCCCAACTCGCCTAAGACCCCTACCCGTACAATTCGTGTATCTACCGAACTCTGGAACGAGGTCAAGGCAAAGGCCGCGATCGATAAGCGTACGGTAACAGACGTAATAATTGAAGCTTTAAAGGAGTATGTCAAGAAATAGCCCTCCAAGACACTCCAGCCAAACCCCCGGTTTTGACTCCCGGGGGTTTTGTGCTAGTGTGGGGTTATACCTTTAAAGGAGGGTAACTATGCCACGTATATCACCGGCTTCACGTACTGTTTCAAACAACCCAATCATTTTAAAAGTACGTGAATATTTAACATATAAAAAGCGCATTGATGACATGACTAAATCTCAATCAGCTATTAAAAATGAGTTGATGGAGGTTGTAGAAGAACATGGAGTAGAAGACGATAAAGGTCACGTATGGTTCGAACTTCCAGAAGAAGTTGATGGATACGTTTCATTACAACGTCAACGCCGCGTATCACAAAAGTTAGACATGGATGCTGCAGTAGCTATCCTTGCTACTAAGGGACTCGCTGATCGATGCATTAAAACAATCCCAACTGTTGATGAGGATGAAGTTATGGCCTGTCTTTATGAGGGCAAATTATCTGAAAAAGATATTGATGAAATGTTCCCTAAAACAATCACCTGGGCATTTGTCCCAAGTAAGAAGTAAGTAGGGTTTAAATGGAAGACAAGATTGACGAACTATTTAGGGGGCTTGGGGATTACTACCCAGGATCTAAACGCAAACGTCGATCTGTTGAGCCTGCAAAAAAGAAAAAAATTGACAAGGAAAACTGGGAAGAAAAACCCCAAGTAAAAGCGTTACCTAACGGTAAGACTGTAGAGCTCTATCCTGCTGGAGCTCTATCGCTTGCACTTGGTCGCCCACTTGTTACAATAAGACTATGGGAACGCAAGGGGTATATTCCTCGAGCACCATATAGACTTAAATCTATAATTGTTGACGGCAAGAAGAAGCCGGGCTGGCGTATGTACAGTCGTGCTATAATTGAGTCGACAATAAAAAGCTTTCAGTCTCGGGGACTTCTTGAAGCCCCTAGGATTGATTGGAATCGATATCCAGATCTTTCAATAGAATTATTGGAGAACTGGAAGAAGATTCATACAGAAGAAACTAACTAATAATACCTATGGCTAATGGCTAAGAAAGGCAGTCTTAAATGACTCCAGATACAACAATCCGCAAGGCACCAAACGTAGATAACTATCTAGGTGCACCAGTAACAACTCCAGTAATCGAAGACGTTGAAGAAGATCTGTTCCAAGAAGATAGTGAACTAGATTTTCCAGATCGTTCTTCCGTAATTCAAACAGGTTGGGCAGCAGCAAAGAAAGCTGTTTCAGAAGCCAGTAAAGGCTTTACAACCGATTTTCGTTTTGATGAAGACGTTCAACTCATCAAATTCCTTTCAGCAGAACCAATGAGCTTCCTACAACACTGGGTAAATCGTCCAGGTAAGAAGTCTTTTGTTGGCTGGGAAAATGACCCACTATCTCGCGTAGGTAATAAGCCTGAGCGTAAGTTTGCTTTCACCGTTGTTAATCTTTCAGATGAACAGGCGCAAGTACAACTTATGACTGTAGGTGTACGCCTTTGTGGTCAACTTGAGAAGTTGAATGCAGATAAAAAGACCGGACCACTTGATCGTCCAGATATTTACTGGGCTGTAAGTAAGTCAGGTCAAGGCACTAAGACCTCCTACTCAATCGTTCCTGTTAAGGAGCGCGACTTGGCAGAGGACTGGGATTTGGATCCTGCTCAACTGTCCGGTATTATTTCTCAGATGAAGCCACTGGGACCTGATGCATTACGCATGTCGTCTACGGCTGAGCTTGATGAAATTGCGAGAGAAATCCTGGCTGGCCAGTAATTCTCTCTCGGTCGGAGGAGTCTGTGGTTTTACCTCCTTTCTAACAGGCTCCTCTGACCACCACCTAAGGAGGGTAGTATGAATATAATTTTAGATAAAAAGGAACTGGATGCTCTTGTTGAGTATTACAGTAAGCAAGACGCGTTTGCTTTTGACGTGGAAACAATGGGGGATCACAGAGGTGATCCTCGTCAAAATAAAGTAGTTTGGATTGCACTTGCAACAGTTAATAGAGTCGATGTTATCCCTATGGGCCACCCTAATGGTGAGTATTTACATACTGACTTTCCTCTCCTCGCTTCTGGAGTTACTAGAAGAGAAAAAGGCTTAGAACTTCGTCCACAGGATTATAGTAAGGATGACCGTAAGGCTACCAAGGTATTTGGCCCAGCTCCAGAACAACTTACCCCGGGAGAAGTTTTCTCTGCCCTTAAGCCTTTACTTAAGAGCGATAAGGTAAAGGTTGGGCATAACCTTAAGTTTGACTTACAGAGTGTTGCTAAGTACATCAAAGAACTTCCAGCCGTACCATATTTTTGTACCCTAAATGCTGCCTTTGTATTAGACAATCGAAATAGAATCTCTTTAGGTTTAGATGATTGTTTAAAGCGTGAGTTTGGTTATGAAATGGTTAAGGGTGTTGGTAAAGAAATTGAAGTCTACTCATTTCAAGAGGTTGCAACGTATGCAGCCTTAGATGCCGAGTGGACTTGGAAGCTTTATGAGGCTTATTCAGAGAAGCTTGACGCTGATGAGGTAAAGTCAATCTTTAACCTGGAGATGGATGTTCTCGAGGTTATTTGTCGCATGGAGTTGCGTGGTGCCGATATTGACGTTAATCAATTAATTCAGTTAAAAGATGATCTAGAAAACCAAATTGAAAATACCAAGGGTAAAATTTATGCTTTAGCAAAGCGTCCCTTCAATATTAACTCGGTACCAGAAAAACAAGAGATTTTATTTACTTCCAAGAAAGACGGCGGTAGAGGGATCAAACCAAAGATTATGACTCCCGCTGGAGAAAAGCGTTTAGCTACTCCAGGTTATGTTCCAACATCTAAAGATTTTTCAGTATCAGAACCTGCATTAAACATCTTCAGAGAAAAAGATGCTTTAGTTGCAGAACTACTTAAGTATTCAGACCTCAATAAGTTAATGACTACCTATGTAATTCCATACCTTGGTGGGGATATCACTCGCACCTTGGCAGGAAAATCAAAGATAGTTGCTAAAGAGAGTCTGATGTACAGAGGGCGTATTCATACAGACTTTGTACAGTACGGCGCAGATACCGGTCGTTTCTCAAGTAGAAATCCAAATCTGCAAAATGTTCCTGCCCCTCACACAGCAAACGGAAAGGCAATTAGAAACCTATTTGTTGCTCCGGATGGGTATAAGCTAGTAGTAGCTGACTACTCACAAATAGAACCCCGCATTATTGCTAGCTTTAGTGGGGATAGAACTATGGTTGCTGCGTATCAGAACGGCGAGGATATCTATACAACAATCGGTAACACGATGGGTGTAGATCGAAAAGCCGGTAAAGTTCTAGTACTATCTTTAGCCTACGGTGTTGGTCCAGACAAGATTGCACGTGAGATTGACTGTTCCCTCACCGAGGCTAAAGAGCTACTAGATAACTTTACAAATAAGTTTCCAGCGGTAGGGCGATACAAACGCTTTGTTGTTTCCGACTGTCGGCGTAGGAGTCCAATACCTTACGTGAGTACTATATTGAAGCGTCGACGTTATTTACCAGACTTGCGCTCAAAAGATCAATACCTACGTTCTAGAGCAGAACGTCAGGCTTTTAATACTGTAATTCAGGGTTCTGCAGCAGATCTTATTAAGGTGGCTATGGTTAGAGCTCAAGCTCTTATTCCTGATGGCGCTTATTTGATCCTTACCGTTCACGATGAACTGGTGACTGTTACCCCAGAGAACATGGCTGAAGAAACTATTGCGGCCATCAGAGAGGCTATGGAAGGAATTCAAGCCCTGGCGGTACCTTTGATTGCAGATGTTAAACTAGTGGATAGATGGGGAGAGGCAAAGTAATGGGTTTATTTAGGAAAAAGCGTAAGATTCGTACAAAGATTATTGAACTGCGTATGCCCGTGTTAGTTCGTCAGGTAATTTACGACTCTGTCTTTGATGAATCAGAGGCTATTGCCGGAGAACTTGGTTTGCCCCCTATTTCGCAAGAAGTGTCTGAAATGGAAGAAAAAGCAAGCGAAGACCGCATTGGTAAGTTTGCTCCACTAATTCCTTTCATAGAGTCGCATTCCGATATTGCAGCACGAGTTGCTGCTTCAGCATATCAATTAGAGATGCTACAAGAACATCCGGAAGACGGCCCATTGATTGAAGAGGATATCGAGCATATTATTGCTTTATTTAAAGTGGTATCTCTATCCTCCGCAATCTCCTGTATTTCAACCTTAATAAGTTTAGATCTATTAGAAACGGCGGTTAAAACCGATGACGACGAATAATTCAGATTGGTATGCAAGAAAGTTTGGCGCACCACGTCAACCAGACTCTTCACCTCAAACCGGTCCAACACGACCAACTGTTTATACACCACAGCCTCAACAACCTAATATTCGGGTAGGTTACGATCAAAATCAAGATCAACTTGTAACTAGGGCGCCTAGCTCTAGAGAAACGGAACTATGCCCCGGTTGTATGTCTGGTAATTACTTTGCCCCTCAAGGTACTCAGCGAAAGCGGTGCTATGATTGCGGATATCCTCTGGTACAAGCAGGTACTGGAGTGGGAGGAACTGGTGGTGCTGGAGAAGGTAGACCAATGCCAGCAAAACAACCAGCAATGGGAACAGGATTTAATCCAACAACAATCGTAGACAGGATCGGTTAATGACAATGACAATTAATTCAGACGCACTAAAAGTTATGGCTCAAATCAATAAAAAGAACGGAGCCGGAACAGTTGTCTTTGCTAGTGAGGTAAATATTCCCAATAGAATTACTACCGGATCTTTGACTCTTGATACTGTACTTGGCGGTGGATGGCCAATGAATCACTGGGTAGAAATTGTAGGGGAAGCTTCTCATGGTAAAACTGCCATTGCCCTAAAAACTATTGCAGCAAATCAACTTCGTAACCCAGACTTTACAGCGGTATGGGTAGCGGCTGAGCAGTTTGACTCTGGTTATGCAGAGATGTGTGGGGTAGATACCTCTCGAGTTTTAATTGTAGAAACTAATAGTATGGAGGACGCATTTGAAGCGGTCATTCAATTTATGGAGAGCAAAGCTGTTGACATGGTTGTGGTTGATTCCCTTCCTGCCTTGGTTCCTAATGCTGAAGATGAAAAAGCTATGGATGAATTCACTGTGGGTCGTGGCGCACTTATTACCAATAAGTTCTTTAGAAAAGTATCGGGAGTTACAAAGCGACTGATGGATGGTTCTGAGCGACCTATCCTAGGCATCATGATCAATCAGTATCGTATGAAGATTGGCGTAATGCACGGAGATCCTAGAACAACTCCGGGTGGTTTAGGCAAGGATTATGCCTACTCAATTCGTTGTGAAGTTAAGCGCGATGAGTGGCTTGATGTTGGTACTGGAGAGAATAAACGCCGTGTAGGCCAAACTATTCGAGTACGCACCATTAAAAACAAGACTTTCCCACCTCAACAGACCGCTTATATGGATTTTTACTTCTCAGAGGGTGGGGAAGTAGATCCAGGAGCCTACGATAGCGGCAAGGAAATTATTGCTATGTCTCTACTAAATGGGGTGGTTGAGCGCCGTGGCGGATGGCTGTATTATAATGATCGTAAATGGCAGGGTTCGATCAACCTTCTCAACTCTATTCGTGAAGAAATCGATCTCAAGGAAGACCTGACCAAAGCAGTCCTAGACTCGCTTAAGCATGGATCAGCAGTCCGAATTGAGGTAGGCGATGAAGAGTGAGGGACAGAAACAGTCTCTAAAACACGAGAAGCGACTTGAAAAGACACTGGGAGGTAAGCGTAGTGCTGCTTCCGGTGCCTTCTGGTCTCGCAAAGGTGACGTTAGAACAGATGATTTATTAATTGAACACAAGTGGACTGGAAAGAAAACTGTAACAATTAAATCAGAAGTTTTAAAAAAGATAACTAAAGAAGCAATTTTAGATAGCCGTACACCAGTACTGGGTATCCATCTCGACGGTGATAACTACGTAATTTTGGCAGAGGAGGATTTTCTTGAACTACGTAACTACGTTAGAGGTGAATAATTGGAAGAGAACGACTCTCCGCCTTGGGCTTGGAGATATAAGGCCAAGTGCCGCGGCGAGGATACAGAAATGTTCTTCCCACCCAGAGATAAAGAACTCTACAAACCCATTGCTGATGCAGCTAAAGCTATCTGTTATGGAAGAGATGGAAGACCTCCATGTCCGGTAAGAAAACAATGCTTAAAAGAGGCTATAGGAAACGATGAGCTTCACGGCATCTTTGGTGGCATGAGTCACCGAGAAAGAAATGCTTTAAAAAGAAAATATACCAAAAATGGTTATACCTTGGATGAATGGCTAGATGAAAAGAGTTTTTGATGGAAAACAAAGCAGTCTCAAGTATCAAGTTAAAAAACTATTTAGATACTAAGAAACGTGATAGCCGTCTCATGGGCAGTATTGAGCGGCACATTCTATCAAAACCTTTTGAAGAACGCAATCAGAAAGTTCTTCATCCTTCTGATATTATTAAGCCAGAGTGGTGTGCTCTCGCAGCCTATCACGCGCTTAATGGAAACTATGTAGAGACGCGAGAGCGCCCTACTCTACGTCTACAGTCTATTTTTGATACCGGCCACGGAGCTCACGCTAAGTGGCAGGGTTATCTACGTGAAATGGGTGTTCTTTACGGCAAGTGGTACAGCCATAAAAATAAAGACTATACCTGGGCAACCTCTAAAGATGTTAGGGGAATAACTACTCGAGATTTAGAGTACCAAGAAGTACCCCTCCACAGTGCAAAACACATGATCTCTGGCCATTCAGACGGTTGGGTAAAGGGATTGGGTGAAGACTTCTTAATTGAAATTAAAACAATCGGTGCAGGAACAATTCGTATGGAAGCACCGGGTCTTTTCTCTGGTGGACAAGATGTAGAGTCTGCTTGGAGAAATATTCGCCAACCATTTTCTACTCACATTCTTCAAGGACAGGTATACCTACACTTAGCTCACCTCATGGTTGAGGCAGGAGATCTTCCTAGCGCACCAAATGAAATTGTTTTTATTTATGAACTTAAAGCAAACCAAGACTATAAAGAATTTACAGTTGCTTATGAACCTAAGCATTCTGCCCGTTTCTTTGAGAATGCCCTCGATGTAGCATGGGCTGTAGAGAACAAGCGACCTCCAGTATGTACTGTGGATCCTGTGCTAGGATGTACTCGTTGCAAACCATTTAGGGGGGAAAATGCCTAAGACAATGAGTATTAGCACCAGTGTTTTAAAGTCTTTAAGTGAACTGGGATTCACTCTATCTCCAAAGCCAGGATACGATATTCCAATTCTTCCATTAGATATTACAGAGCTAGATGACGAAGCTCTTATGGAACTGTTTGTAAAGTTTACTCAGTGGAATGATCATTTATCTGGAGCTAGAGCTATTGCGGCCATTAATGAACGAGAGGCTGAGAGAGCCCTCAATGTTGCAGAAGCAAACGCAATGCTACAGAACTGGACTGGAGCAAAGGGTGGGGATAGAATAACCATTATCAAAGCCCACATTGCAACATCCCCTATAGTTGCTGAGCTTCACGATGACTACAACACGAAGTATGCTTTTAGAAAGTTGATTGAAACTAGGGCTGAAAATGTTGAGAGAGATTCACAATTGGTGTCTAGAGAGCTTACCCGTAGAACTTCAGATATGGGAGGAATGCGTAGTAGAACTAGAAAGTTTACTACGTGAAAACCGGATATAGCGGTAAGTTAAAAGTTATAGATGGTGGGCTTGATATAGCTGATGACTCTAAAAAGTATGTGGGGATAGATCAATCTTATACTGGATTTGCCATTACTTTAATTAACGATGAAGGAAAATATAAAACTTTTGTATATAAATCTGCGGGCCACGGTGTGGGTCGCCTTATTGATATCTATTATTTTATGGGGTATGAGGTATTTGAGGTGGCACACAATGTAGTTGCCTCCGCTATGGAGGGCTACGCATACAACAGTACTATGGCTCATATGGCTGGAGAGCTTGGTGGTATGGTTAAACTTGAACTACATCATTGGTTCTGGGATAGCGAGGCTAAGTACCCGTATATCGTAGCTCCGGCCGTATTGAAAAAATATATTACTGGAAAAGGGACTGGGGTCCAAAAGAACCAGATTCTTCTAAATGTATATAAAAAGTGGGGGTTAGAATTTACCGATGATAATGCGGCAGATTCCTATGGTTTAGCTCGGATTGCCGCTGGAATGGCTGATCTAGCATACGAAAAAGACATAATTAAGAAGCTTTTAGACCCCAAATATAGAGAAAAGCCGTAATACTTCTTCCTGAGGGCCTGTCATAATATCGAACCCAAAGGAATACAAACAGTGACACCAGAAGAAGACGAAAAGTTTTTACGGGTAGGTGCAGGTTCTAATGCACAATCCGTTGGCTCTGCTATAGCCCATGCTCTTTATGAGACCCCACAGATCAAACTACGTGCCGTAGGAGCCTCAGCTGTTAATCAAGCTGTCAAGGCTATTGCTATTGCTCGCGGTTACGTAGCCCCTAGAGGTTTAGACCTCACATGCCGGCCAGGATTTACGACTGTGGACTCAAGAGATGGTCAGATTAGCGCCATAGTATTTACGATTAGCGTAAACTAGATCACGAGATCTCAACTCTAACCTTAAGGAAGTAAAATGGCCAAACAACGTCAGACAATAGGTAAAGAAGGTGCGAAGTTTACTTCGCCATCAGCTTCACCAAAATCAGGCACTTTAGTAGCTAAAAAGGGTGCACAAGCAGCTGACCCTACTGCACAGGCTACATCTAAGCGCGGAACATCAGCTCCAGACTCTATGGGTGCAGCCCACACAATTAAAGCGAAGTACACTCGCCAGACATCTCCAGAAGCCGCAGAAACTCAGGCTAATGGTCGTGTTATGGATCCCGCAATCAAAAGAAGCTCTGATAGCTTCGGTCAGGGAATGAGCACCTCCTACTAATATGGTGTATGCTTTTGTGCTAGGTCCCTTAATCGGGACCTGGTACATAGCACAAGGAGGGCAGTATGTTAGATAATCTTTATGCAGAAGCTAAAGATAAGAATAAGATTAGTAATTATTGCGTCGTAGGTCAGTGGGCTATTTCTTTGCCCGATAATGATCGTGCGGCATTTGATACCTCAATTAATGATGTAGACTTCTCTACAAGAAGTCTTTTTAAGTTGTACCAAAAAGCAGGGGCAACATTCGGATTAACTTCTCTGCTTACACACCGAAATGGAGAATGTGGATGTCCCTAGCCGATGAGTATGATTCTATAATTCAAGCAGGCAATCAAGGTTCAGATAAAGTAAATAAGAACATCCCTGATGCCTGGCGTCCTCGTTCTGAAATTGGTACAGATGGCGGTTTTATCGTCTCTACTCCACGACCCGATGGTAATACCCCGGGTGCAGAAGAGATCCTTCGTGAAGCAAATTTAGATCCTAAAGAGTGGGTTGTAGTATCGCATCGACGTTCTCGTTGGCAAACCTTTAATGGTGATTGGCTAGAATCTTTTAGAGTCAATGTAGTGCCTTCTCAAGAAACTACAGAAAAAGATTATGATTTAGAACAATTACTAGATAATATTTCAAAATGGAAACCTGGAAAAGTTTCTGATACTAATGGTGATTACACTGCTGTATACAGCATTGGTGATACTCAATATGGTAAAGACGATACACCCGCAATTATTGAGCGGGTACTTCGCTCATTAGATGAGGCTACTGAACACCATAAGTATCTTTCAAAAAAGTATGCGCCAAGTCAAATTGCATTACCACAACTTGGCGACTGCATTGAGGGTATGACAAGTCAAAAAGGTAAAGTCATGGGTCGTCATGACATTGGTGTCTCAGAACAAGTACGCGTAGGGCGTCGTATGCTTCTTGCACAGGTAAAAGCTTTTGCACCATTAGCTAATAAGATCATTGTTCCAGTAGTGCCAGGTAATCACGATGAGGTTCAACGTTTCTTAGTTGGTCGTCCAGAAGATTCTTGGCAGATAGATATCGTTGCATCTGTAGAGGACATATGTAAGGAAAATGATTTCCTAAAGGATAGGGTAGAGTTTAGATATCCCGCATCAGACGACAGCACTATTGCTGTTAACCTAAGCGGAACTATGTACGGAATGGCACATGGACATCAGTCTCGTGACATGATTAAATGGTGGGGCGGCCAAGCCATGGGACGTTGCTCTGTTGCACAGGCAGATATTCTTAATGTTGGTCACTATCACCATTACCGCGCTCAAAGCGTGGGTCCGCGACTCTTTATTCAAAATCCAGCGATGGATAATGGATCTGCTTGGTTTAGAGATAAGTCAGGTCTAGAGAGTGCTCCAGGAATTGTATCTATGGTATTGGGAGACGGCGTAGATCCACGTAGAGAGCTAGTGGTTCTAGGTGGGCATAACGACCGTTAAGTAGATTGACCCATAGCTCAGTCGGCAGAGCGGAGCACTGTTAATGCTTAGGTCCCTGGTTCGAGCCCAGGTGGGTCAGCGGTATAATTACACGATGAATATATTTAAAACTAAACCCTCTAAAGTTGTATGGGTACAGTGCTATCACTGCGCTACATCTTTTGAAATTGCAAAAGAAAACGTACGAGTCAGTAATTACTGTAATTCTTGTAAGTAAATTCTTGCGGTTGTAGCTCAGTTGGTAGAGCGGCACCTTGCCAAGGTGCAGGTCGCGAGTTCGAGCCTCGTCAACCGCTCCATTC